GGACCGAAAGATATTTTAGAATAAATATCACCGCATTTTAGTAGTAAACAAAAAATATACAATATTACAAAATGTTTCCAGTGAAATCAATAATTTATAGTCTGATATAAAACGCACCAATTGTGTGTGTAATGATGTTTGAAAATGTTAGACCTGGTTTTTCATATAGCTTTGTCTCATCATATACTGGAGTGGGTTTATTTGCGGCCTTCCTTTCAATATAAATATTGTCAATTACAAACAATTTATATATTGTTGCCATCCTGCTTACCGATTGCACTTGGAAAAACTCCTTATTCTCGATCATATATTCTTCTAGTAATATATCATCTGGCACTATAGACATAATGTTTTTGTTTTTTTCGTTTTGCATAAACAAATCACGTATGGAGTCGCGGTCTAACATTGTATTGTTTTCTATAGTATATAAAATAGATTCATATACCTCATTCATTGTACATTGATCGTCCGTATAACACATTACCGGCTTACAAGAAGTAGTATGTATTTCGAAAAATACTTTCATTGTCGTTTCATATGATAAAATTATGTGAGTATTTAAATAATATTGGGATAATCAATATTATTCAATTTTTAGCATATTCAATGACATAAACTCGGGGTTTACGACGTTTCTCCATTTTCTTTCGATATGGGCCGATCTAATAAAAATAGTCGTATGTTCTCAATACTGCTCTTATTAATCTTTCGGAATTTTCCATTCTTCTCATATTGTATGTCGTTGATACAATCTGGATTTTTTTTTAATTCATCCATAAAATGTGGAAAATGATTGAAATTTTTCATAATTGCCATCGCAGTAGTTGAACTAATCCCTGGTATTTGGCATAACAGTATTTCACCTATATTATCTGGACGAATGTTCTCTTTTTTTATCTTTTTTACCACCTGACAATATCCCGAACTGTTCGGCTCTTTGCTACTAGTATCACAACTATTTTCTACATTATTACTATTTGTCGTTGCTGTAGGTGTGTTATATAATTTCAAAAACGGTTGTGATAAATAATAGGGTATTTTACCTTTTATGAAGGATTTTTCGATTTTATCTGCCGTCATTAATAACCACTCTGCAGTTTCTTTGATAGTACTTGTTTTGTACGTACTGAACCCTTTGAAGTAATGCAAAGAAGTGATCGCTGAATAAATTGTTTTCTTTTCCAATGATGTTCTTACCTGTGAAAATAACCCTTCTATTAAGTAGACAATAGAATGCAACGGATACCCACTTGAATGCATAAGCCGATAAGATTGCTCTTCATATCGACCATCTTTTATTGATGCTAATAAATCGCTAAATGATTTCCGCTCAATCAATAAAATGTCTTTGTCATCGTCTGTTCTAATTATTGCATCACCCAATGGAAGTACCTCCTTTGATAATACTACATAACTTGGCGTGGGTTGACTACACTGTATTGAATAACATTCATCATATAAGTCCCGTTCTCTTTCGTCCAAAATCAATTTCATTTGGTTCTCAATAAACAATATAATAGCAGTAATTATTATATCGTTTTTTTTAATAAATTAAAAATAACTAGTAGTTCCAGGGCGGACACCAATCGGGCGAGATTGGGAGACAGTAGTCACTAAAGGCATCTTTAACACAGATAATCTTTGACTAGTGCCATTTAACGCAATGGAGCTCCAAGCGCTACGTCCTACTAAATAAGGAAGACCGGCCTTTTTATTTCCACCACCCTGGTTTTGATTTGTAATACTTGCTATAGAAGAAGTTCTCTTTGTTTGACTGTAAACCATTTTTCTTATATATTTACTAAATATATTTTTATCATGCAAATAAAAATTGAATAGAATTTGAATAAAGAATATAGATAGAATTTATCAATACTTATTATTGCTATCTTCATTTTATTTTCAGAATAACATGAATATGGACGAAGATATCCGCATTGAAAAAAATAATCAGGGAATAGAAACCTATATATTTGATCCTTATAACCCCCTAAATAAAGTAATTTCAAAAGATGAAATTCAAAACATTATGACAAAATACAATGTTCCTTATGAACTACATAACTTAGAATTATACAAACGTGCGTTTATTCATCGTTCTTATTTGCGACGACCAGAAGTGGAAAATAAATCAAACAATATTACCATTGCACCTAAACCTGACGATTGTATTGGCCTATTTACTAAGTCAAATGAGCGATTGGAATTCATTGGAGATGGCGTGCTTGAATGTATTACTAAATATTATTTGTATAGACGATTCCCTAAAGAAAATGAAGGATTTATGACTGAAAAAAAAATTGCATTGGTTAAAAATGAATCTATTGGTAGAATGGCTTACGAAATGGGGTTGCATAAATGGGTGGTGCTGTCGAAACACGCGGAAGGGAAGCAAATACGCACGAATTTGAAAAAACTGGGCTGTTTATTTGAATCATTTATTGGAGCTATGTTTTTAGATTTTAATAAAATATCTATACACGACGACGACAAATGGTTTGATAATGTATTTGTTTGCGGACCGGGATTCCAAATGGTTCAAATTTTTGTGGAATCCATTTTTGAAAAACACGTTGATTGGGTATCCCTGATTCGCAACGATGATAATTATAAAAATATTTTGCAGGTAAAAATACAAAAGGAATTCAAAGTCACACCTGATTATTTAGAAGTGCAAGAATACGACCAGGATTCGGGATATCATATGGGGGTATATTTATGTCTTGGACAAAATGTTCATAATCTCAAGCACAACGACGCTATTCCTATTTCCAAATTTGAATCTTATATTGGAATACATCAATATATGTCAGAACAAAGAAAAGCATTCATATTTATGGGTGAGGGTATTCATAAAATAAAGAAAAAAGCTGAGCAGCTTGCCTGCGACGAAGCAATCGGAATACTAAATTCATTTCAATCATCCATCGATTGAGGCCCTTCAATATCAAATAAATATATTGGCATATTGTTGCGCATAAAATAACACTCGCCTTTTTTATTCCAGCAAACTTGTACAGTTTTGATTTCTACTCCACTTTTCCACGCATCTTGTACTGCTTTTTTGTAAATTAAATCTTTATTCGATGGTTGAAAACAGTTGGCGTCATCGCGTTGAATTACAAAACATAATATTGCGCGTTTGTTCGTAGTTTCTACTATTTCTTGTAATTCTTTTACGTGTTTCAATGCCCGTTCACTAACTACTCCTGTGCTATTTTTTCGATAGCCATCTGGAAAATAAGCAATCTTTTCATTATATTGCTTATTTTCTATCTGTTTTGTGTAATTCTTTTTTTCTTTTTTTGGTACATCTACGTAATCTGCCAAAGGTACATTTTTCACTTCCATTACAAATTCACGATTATTTTCATCTATTCCTATGAAATCAAATCTAGAATTGAGTAAAGTTTTTTCTCTTTCATACGAAACTATATTTTCTAATCCCAAAATGCAATCATTTTTTAGTGCATTTTCTGCAATATACTCTCCTAATTTTGGATTGATTCCCACCATTGTTTCATTATCACCATCTTTTAGTAAGCTCATTTCAATACGAAACTGAGTTTTTGCATTTAGGTTAGTCATCTTCGACAAATAGACGAAAGATTGTTTGTCGGCTAACCCACAGCACCCAAGTGATGGCGAATGGCACATATTTTCATCATCTATGCTACTTAATATTTCTACGTCAGCAACATATGGACTCTTACAATATTGAGACGGCCTCTTATTCACAGTTCCTCGATGGATATCATCAAATTTATATAATAACATATTGACTATTCGATAAATCTATTCAATATATTACTTCAAGTATCAATTTTTGATATTTATAACATAAAGTCGGCATTTACATCCTTGGTAATTTAAAACGGCGTTTTAAATCTTCAAGGGTGTAATGCAATACTACCTTTATTTCATTAAAAAATAAATATTCTGAATATTCAGGACATTTATTTTTAATTGTATATTACATTACAAGTTTTCTTTATATAATATATAATGACAGATGTTGAAGATGATACACCTCCTGTGTTAATTATTGCATTAGGTCCTACTGGTTCAGGTAAAGGTTCAATCCCAAGTAAGATTTCTACCTTATTAAAAAAGGAAAAGAAAAAAGAAGATGAATATGAATTTACAAATATATTGATAGATGATTTAGTTGAAAATCATAAAAATTATAAACAAGAGGTTAGTAAAATACTTGAAGAGTTGCAAAAAAATCACGAAGCAGGGTCTGATCCATTTAGTATAAATAATCTTCGAAACAAAGATATATTGAAAAAATTTAATAAAGCATATTTTCAAACAAGAAAAAAGGTATATTGTAATGAAGAAAAGATAAGCTGTGATAAATTAGATGATAATAATTTGGCAGAAGCCTTAAATGGTGGAAAAAACATTGTATTTGAGTCTACTGGTGAATATTTTCCTAGTTGGTTATTTAAAGTACATAAAAATCAATTGAATAAACATAAATATGAGATTATTGTGTCATATTCAGTAGTTGGTTTATGCGAATTGATAAAAAGAAATTTTACAAGAACTCAAGAAACAATAAAAAAATTTTTAGAGGATAAACACAATAAAGCACCACGTTTACCTGATATGAACCAAGACAAATTTAAAGGGAAAGTGAAACGAATTATAAAAACTTTTAAAGAGACAGTGGACAAACAAAAAAATATATGTACTGAACAATTTACTGAATGTGCAATTAGAATAGTAGTATTTGATAATAATACTACAGATAGTAGTAAAATGTACGATAGTAAAGAAAACATACAAGATAATGATAATAATAATGATAAAGTACAAAAAATTATAAATAGTTATAATGCTAATGTTGAACGGTGTGAAAGGGAAGGCAAAGGAAAAAGTAAGAAATCTAAGAAAAGTAAAACAAGAAAGAATAGCAGAAAAACGAATCGTCGTCGCTAATTAAATTGTTCATAAATATTCTGAATATTCAGGATATTTATTGTATATTATGCAAATAAAATACTAAATCCAATAATTGAATTCAATAAAAAATGAATAATATAAACTGTTTGTATTTTACTCAATATCAACATAATCTGATAAATATATATTATATTATAAAATATATGGATTGGTCCTATAATAAAAATCGAATGAATTCAGTAATGGAAACTTTGCTGCAACCTCCTAAGAAAAAAAAATGGTATGAATATTTTTTATGTGATATATGCAGGAAAAACAACATACGTCAACATTTGAAATAATGTTGAGTTGGGCTTGAAAATCAAAAATGACACGATGAATCTCTATTCCCGGGATAGATTTGAATGGATGACATCATACATCCTGCTACATATAATATGATCATACTTAATTATAATAATAGAATACTATATATATATCGAAAAAATGTTAAAATTTTCCCAAAAGACTTCATTGGAAAAAAAAAAAAAGAAAAAAAATAAATGTCCATTTTTTAAAATCAAAAAAAAAAATTTTAAAAAAAAAAACATATTTTTTTATTTATATTT